CAGTCGTGGTGCTGAAAGCGTTCTGACCCGGAGATCCGCCACCACCGGTGCCGCCGAGCGACGTCCAAGGCAGGATCGCTGCGCCGCTCGTGATCGTCGTGCCACTCCCGGCGTTCCAGGGATCGCCCAGGTTTTGGATCGTGACATGGGTACCGTCCGGTACTGCCGTCACCGAGTAATAGCCGGCAATCGGGATCCGTACCCATTGCCCAACCACGAAAGCGCTCGAGCTCGAGACCGTCACGTTAACCGTGCCACCGGAGGCCGGAGTCACGAAATTGGCCGCCACGCTCGCCGCAATTGAAGCAAATTGCAGATTCCCGGCGCTAGATAAATTGATCGTAGTCCCGTCGACCGGGATAGAAGCCGCAATGAGTTTCGCGCTCGGATTTAATCCGGCGTACCCGCTCGCCACCCCTTTGCGCGTAATCAACTCCAAGAGCGAAGCGTCCGGATAAGTCTGAATCACGTTAGTTGCAGCGATCCCAACGTTCGTTCCGCTCGGGATCACCGTCCCAACGGCAGCGTTCCCGGCTCCGCCCATGTTCTGAGCAACAAAATCCGTCGCGTTGGTGATCGAAACTACCTGATAGGCGCCCGCGCCCGCCCCAATCGCCAGGTTTAGCCCAGTCGAGAGCCAGCCCGTGTTATTGATCCGGACGGTGACATTCGCATTGAGGGGCGGGGTCGTGAACGCGGCAATCGTCGTATCGAGAATTGTCTCGCTCAATAGCGAGCGTTCAATCGTGAAGCTGATATCTAACGTGCGCGCGATCGTGCCGAAGCTGGTCTGGTAGCGGATCTCGCCAATGCAGTTAATCGACGCCTGTGTGCCAATCGCTGCGGCCATCTGGACCGTATTAAAGCTCGGGTAACCGACGTAGGTCACTCTGGATTGTGCATCGAGTATTCGCGAGAAACTGCTGTATGCGACCAGCGCATTCGGCCCGGTACCAAACACCCCAAACCGAATTCCCGGCGAGGTCCCCAAATCATAATTGACGTTCCCCTTGGCGAAATAGATCGAAAGTGTCGGCGTATCCTGGCTCTTGACGGTGATCGGCGGCGCAGGCTGTTTCGAGCCGAACCCCTGCACGGCCTGCTGCAAATCTAAATCGATGATTATTACCATAGATCAATATCCTTCAGAGCCTCGCCAACGGCGGCTGTATTCGAGGACCGTAATAGAGAAGGCCATGAGTCGTGAAATTGGCAAAAGGTGGCCCGAAGATGTTCTCCGTCGTGGCGTGCAATATTTTATCATGCTGCTCATCTAACGGACCAGTATAGACAAAACCTGTTAATCCGATTGGACCGTTTGGATTTTTTGGATCCTGAATGTATTCCCCGAAAAATTGCTCAATCGTATGACCTAGTTGATTGGCAATCGATAAAGCATCCAAGTACCTCATTTTAAAAGGTTGAATTGGTGCCGGAGCACTCGTCATGTTCTGATAGAGCCAGCCGCCAGCACTGGTAACACCCACAAATTCATGGGTCACAACACAGCTGAAAATTTCAGCGCCAAGATAACTTAAACGAACAGTTTCTGAGCTAGGATTGAAGAATCCTGGCGCCGGACTATAGGCACCCCGTAACCCCACACCCATTGGATAATAACCCCCATCTCCCATGACAGGATCCCCAGCACTTTTTTTAATAAAAGGCCAAATAAAAGGAGCCCGGCACAGTTTTTGCAAGCCCAGATTGAAATACCATTCCTGTGGCGGATTTGTTGGAAAACTTGCGTACTCCGCCCGCTGCGCAAAACAAGTGCACGGATCGCACTGGCTCTCCTTCCGCCAAGTTCGAGCATAGATGGTCATGATGGCGCAGGAGTTGGATTTGTGGTCGGACTGGTCCCCCAATACCAGAGATACTTCGTTACACAGGTGCCTGAACTATCGTCAATCACCGCGAGCTGTTGCCAGCTGCCGCCCTTCGGACCGCCACCGCCACCGCCGCCGCCGCCGCCTTGCTGATCCTGTTGCCCGACAACTTTTAAAAGCGCGCCGCTAGGCGATTCCTCAACCGCAATAGTCGCGCTTCCAACCGGTTTCTGGCGGTTAACCGTGTCAATGATCCCGTTCAAGGTGCGCTCAAGCCATCGCCAACCTATTCGGATGTGATCCATAGGCTAATAACTCAATGGCACAGCCTGCGGGTCGGGGTTGGGCGCAGGAGGGGCATAATTTTGTGATACTGAGGTAATCGCCATGTCAGGTGTAATATGATCCCCCCAGGCGGCCGCAGCGCTCTGCACCTGGGCGGGAACATCGCTATTGCGCCAGGTCGGATCAATCGCCGTCATCAGATAGGTGTCATATTCGTTGGTGCCCGGGGTACTGGTGGTAAGCGGTTTTCCGTAAAGGTTCGTTGCAGCCTGGGCCGCGCCGGTTGTCCGGCCCGAAGCATCGGCGCTTGTCAGCGCTTGGTCATTCAGGGTGGTTTTCACTATTATTGTGCCACCCGGATCACCCCCGGTATAGTTACCGGGGAATTGCCGGCTTTGATAGGTCTCACTCACCCGGTACCAGCCGTCGGCTTTATCTTCGATTTTCACATCCGTACATGTTAATTTCGAAATCGGCGTACCGGTGCCACCGCTTCCGCCACCCGGCGTAAACCCGGTCACCATTTCCCAGACATTAGTAAACCCAAGAAATTCTTTGCTTAACCCAATGTTAGTCGGGTTGCCGGTTGGCCGCCGGTTGGTGATATAAGATATCTGGCAACAGCGGCCAGTATACCTCCGTGAATAAGTGAAGCCGCCTTGAGAATACGATACCTCGCCTTCCATCCAAGATTGGCTGATCTCCGGCACGCTCGTATACCCATGCGTACCCGAGTTGTCCAGCTTACCATGATAATTGATCGTGACCTCGGCAACGCCAGCTGCCATCCGCTTAATGGATGTATCAATCACGGTCATTAGATTAGCTTCCGGATGCGCTGCTCCTATCCTCGGCACGAAATAATCTTCCGCGTAGCTCGGCCCAACCCAGACTTCGGTGAGCGTATCCAGATCATCCCGTTTAACCCGGCGCTTGGTCCGCTCAGGCTGCTGGACAAACTGGGTAATACTGTTAAAAAGGATCGCCATTTCTCTAGAGGCGCTTTTATCCAGCGCCAGCTAATAAATCGATAAAATGACTGAGGTTTTTGGACAGCTCAGTGGTCGGAGTAGCTAATTCCTGTACCCCCTTAGCAAACTTTTGTATTGCGTCATCAAGAGCGGCTTTAAATTGGTCTCCCATGCCTTTAAACGAATTAGCATACTCGGCAAAGAGTGCCACTGGTGGCGCGATCACGGCCTGGGGCCCTGCTCGGGCAAACTCCGCCTTGGCTCCGGCAATCCTAGCTTCACCCGATGTTTTCTGGAATTCGGCATGGGCTCGGTTCGCTTCATCAATTCGATCAAGACCCCGCATTTGATCATCAGTGGATTCTCTGCCTGCCCGCATCACATCCTGCCAACCTAATATTTTGTCATGAACTTGAGCGCGCACAAATGCGGCATTTCTTCCTTCTAGACGGCCTATCTCCTCGAGTCCGCGTTGATATTGAGCCATTGCTTCTGGCTGTACCTGCATTCCGCCTATCATCCCGCCAAACTCTAACGCGCGACCAATATCAGGCGGACCGCGTGGAGCAATAGCTCCTTTAGCGAAGCCCGGCATCGCAAAGGATGGACCACCTCCTGCCGCCGCCTTTTTAGCCTCACCTGCGGCCAGTTTCTCGATTAACGACATCTGGCGATCAGTCTGGCGTTCAGCATCCTCAACCATTTCTTTAGTCGCGCGCATCACCGCCTGCATGCTCTTCTCGACAGTTGCGTTCTCGGCTACGAGATTCTTTTGCGCCTCGGTCATATCGACAATGGTCTGGATCAACTCGCGCCCAGCTGCGCTCTGTTCGCCCATCATGTGCGTCACTAGACGCATATCCTGGAGCGAGCCCTCGCCCTCAGACACACGCCCAAGAGCCTGCGCGAGTGTATTGGCGTCAACCCCAAGCACGTGAGACCATTCACCTAGGGCTTTGACGTACATGCCGGCCTGATTCGCAGTAGCCCCGTAATCTTGCAAAGTCTGTATTATCTGGACCCCTTTTTCCGGCGGTATCAGTGCCTCCGCGGCGTCTTTTTGCACCTGCTTAAATCTGGCATCTAAATGATCTAGCCCATCTGCCATCGCGTTAAACTTGATCTGGGCCTGTTGGACATTGGAAATTTCATCAATGGCGTATTTGATCGCCTTGATCACTAGCCGGATCGCCTCGAAAATCACCAGTCGCCCCGCCATGCGATCGGACATCGCCCCGAAATCGATCCCGGCGCGTCTGGCCTTCTTTCCTGCCTCCTCCAGCTCAAGCCCATAATTTTTCATGGCAGTACCAGCCTGAGCCGCTGCCGCCGCATTGGCCTTGGCTGCAACCGTGGCTTTCTCTAGAAGCGTGGCAGGCGCTCCGCCAAAAGCCGCTGGCAACGGCGTCAGGATACCGCTCCCGGGTGCCCCAGGAACAAGGCTTTGCGTCTCTCTCTTGACCTTGCCAATCGCCGCGTCAAGCTGCGTGGTATCGGCCCCAAAAGTGACGTTGATATCGTCAGCCACAGTGCACCCTCGCTTGCTTTAGCCGCGCGAGCAGGTGCGGCGAACTTTTATCAATCACAAACTCGCGCCCTTGCATCTGGAGATAAATCAATTGGAACTGGTAGGCGATTGCCGCCGGCAATGTCCACAAGACTTCGTGCAGCGTCATTCCAGTGAACGGCATGATACACGCGGCAACCTCTATCGCTGAGGCTGCTCTCCAGTTGTTTTTTTTGGCACATCCCCGTCCTGGCCGCCGCGCAACCGCGCCTTAGTGCTGGCCGCCAATTCGTCATTGAGCCGTTTGTAGGCGTCCAAAAGCACCTTGTAATTGACGATCGAGTATCCTTGAGCCTCGGCCCATTCAAACGCGCGCAGCTGGGCTTGTGCTACGTCCTCGTGGACCTTTAACGCCTCCAATGGCTTGAGCGTGCAGACCCAGACCGTCATCACGGCGTTAAAGAAGTTGCTGCTCGAACTCCGGCACAGATCAATTGCAATCACCTGGCGCAACAGGCTGAAGGGCTGCAGCTCAATGTCGCCAACCTGCTTCGGCGTCAGCGCCGAGATCAGCGCCTCCTCCGTCGTCATCTCAATCTCTTCAACGTTCATAGTTTACCTAAAAATTCGGCCTGCAATTCCGGGCTTGAGCGTTTGCCTAATCTGACCGATTCGCCGGCGCCATCGCCTTTGATGGTCTCCCATTTCGCATCAGATCGTTTATCCCTCAAAAGCACAATGAGCTCGCGTAAATGTTCGTGCGCCGCTAAAACGGCCGCTCGCGCGCCGTTTGCCATTAAAGAGCTGATTAAAGCGCCGCCTTGATTTTTCCAAGCGCTCAAGATTTCGTCCGGCAAGCTGACTAGTTCAAAATTAAAACTAATCCTGGTCTGCGGCGGTGATCGGCGCGGATCTTGCAAATTTTCAAGGTACGCGTCCAGCGAAGGGTAGATATCGTTCCATTCCAACGGAAGATGTTGCCGCAATTTGCCGCCAAAAATTAAGCAGAGCACCGCAAACTTCATGTCCACCGTGCTGAACCCCCGCTCGTGATATACAGCGCTCTCCATCAACGATCTAAACTGCCACGAGGGGATAATAGGTACCCGTAATCCGCGCACTCATATTCTTTGCCCGGCCCTTGCTGTGCGCGACGCCTTTACAAATAAATATTCCAAGTGCACCAACCCCGTACTGCTCCTTGACCAGATTGGTCAGGGTCATCGATAGACCCAGCACAGCAGTGAGCGCGCCAGTCATTTCACCGGTTAAAGTGACCTCACCGCGCGGGTTATGGGTAACGACCTCGATTACTTCGCCGACCCCGTTTTTCTGTTCAAAGGTGTCGGCCTGATCGTTTTGTTCGTAGCTTTCGACCGAGATCCCGGTCTCATCCGTACTCCCAAATGTATAAGTGGAAGCAGCGGGAAATTTTACTACATAGGTAGTTGGTGCTGGCATAAGTTTTATTCTTTCTGTGTTTAGCCTATCAGGCGCACATGCGCCTCAAATGAAATCGTGTAGGTGAGCGGCGGTCCTTCGCTCAACATCTCGAAAGGTCGTTCAACACCAATGAATTTCGAGACGTCCTCGTCATTAGGATCGGTCGGTAATCCAGTCGGCATGTGGTGTAAAATGCCAAAAACGCGTTCCGCTAAGGCAATCGCCCGAATCCGCGTGCCGCCATTGCTCTGATTAACTGGAACGTTCTCCACTACAGTTACAATCATGGTTGCCCAGCCGCTCATGTTGGGCAGCAGATAATTAAAGAGCCGAAACAACGGCGTCATCACCAGCGCGAAAATGCCAACCGAACCTGCTGCAGTTTCAATCTGAGTTGTTATATCGCCCTTCAGCTCGGTCACGATCGGCACCGGCTGCGTGTTGGCGCTCAACTCGCCGTTGAACATCGGGTCGGCCGTCAGCGCTGCGACCGCGACACCCTGCAATTGCTCGAGCATGGAAACGGCATTCATGTCTTTGCAATATTGCGAATCTGCTGGCGCACCGAGTCGGTGAACACTTTCTTTATCTGGTCATCGGGCGGCATCGCGCCTTCAGTCGGGGTTTGAACCACTGATGCCTTGAGTGCGTAGATCGCCTCGAGCCGTTTGCCGATCCGCCGGCACAGAGCGTTCCCGGCTCTGAATAGCGGTGTCCCCTCCTCGGCCTCGTACTCTGCCACGGTTAAGCCCTTGGCATCGGGTACCAGCGGGATCGTCAGCATTCGCGCGCGCTTGGGCGTAATCGTGCCCCCGGTCAACTTCCAGCTCAGCAGGCCGAATTTGTTGGTAATGGTGACCTTCTTTCCCGATACTACCGGATCCTGCCACCCTGCTACAACCCGTTGCCAGAACAGATTAGAACGCGGACCGGCCATATACCGCGGCCCCTGCCACTTCTGGCGAAACTGAACATGGTAGCGCCGCAACCAATCGGCCGTGTCACGCCCAGCCTGCATTAGGACCACGTTCGAAAGGCCAGCCAGCTCGGCCATCTTGTACTTGAACCGTTGGCTGATATCTACCTTTATCTGCATTTTTGCCCTAAAGTTGGTTATTACTCAGTCGTATTATATCATTATGACCAAAGAACAATTTCAAAGCCTGCAAATCGGTGACTCTTTTTTTAATCTTCAGGAACAGCGTAAGTATACTGTAACTCAGAATGGCTTGAACGGTATTGGCGGCATCATCGCAGTGCGTGACGATAAATTGGGCCCCGGACTGGCGCATGGTTGCTATTTTTGGCCCTGGAGCATTGCCAACTCTGAAGGGATTCCGGTCATAACTTTCCTGGATTGAGACTTTGACGTTCATTTAAATTCTCGGTTAATCGCTCAATTTCAGCCAACAGTAGATCAACGTAATCAGTCGCGATTAGAGGCATCCTATCGCGAAAATGTTCATAACGTTCCTTAATTTGCTCAGCGTTAAGAGCAATGTCGGTCATATCACCAATACCCCCACGGCCGTTGGGGCGGTAACCAGACCGGGTACGGCGGAAAATAAGGCTCCCCACCTGTATCGGCCGGATTGTTCGGCACGCTGCCGTCCGGCGCCAGGATAACAAACTTGCCCCTGGCAACATCGGCCAACAACGTATAGGCCTCAGTGTTCTCGGCTTCCCGCCATTTGGTAATCAGCTGGGTGCCGGGCAGGTGCGTCAGAAACTTGTAACGACAAATAGCGATCGCCGGCGCCATCAGCTCATCGGGGATCGTGCCGACCGGGCCCATGTACGCCTGGTTAGGTTGCCAGCCCATCACCTTACCACGAACAAGGTTCGTCACGTTATAAACAATCGTCGCCATGTCGCTGGCCGAGCTCGGATCAGTCATCATCGACTGCTCCTGGCTCGTCAGCGAATTTATGACCTCATCAGAGTTGATCGGTACCCAGGCCATAAATTCAAACGCCTTGAAACATTCCCGTTAAACCTTTCAAACGCCACATAAAAGCAATTGTCGTAGAACCACCAGTAACTAGGGACAAATACAAGTTGTTAGCATTACCTCCTGTGGGGATGGTCCACTCAGTAGTATTATTTACAACCATGAAATTTGTTCCAGGCGTAGCACTATTTGCAACCTGTATATTAGCGGAAGTTACCCCAATAGTGATCTCATCACATGGAATATCGGGAAGTTGCGCGTAAGCTCCACTTGTTAATGATACACTTGCGAAACCAATTGAATCATGAATAGGTGCCAATTTGCACCTCCTACGTTATCGTAAATGACAATGCCGGACTGCTTTGGCCATCCGCGTTCCGAACTGAGACCTGCACGGTTTTGGCAGTATTGATCCAGTTCGATTTCACCGAACCGACCAACGAATTAGCGTCAATGAAGGTCGTCGGATTGATCACGTTCCCGTCAAACACGATTTGGGCACCGTTTAAGAAATTTTGCCCGATCACTTGAATGTTAAAAGCAGCACTGCCATTGGCAATTGTACTCGGAGACAAAGCTAATAAGCTACATGAAGGCAACGGCGCGCTAGCCGCCGCGATCCCCATATTGTACTCAACGACAAACACGTCATGGTCGTCGTCCTGGAAATAGAGCCGGTAATGGGTCCGTAAAAAGCAAAACAGCGTCTCCCAATTGACCCCAGGATTTAGTCTCTTGGCCTCCGCGATGAGAGACGCTTGCTCAGTTGTAGGATCGTAGATCACGACTTTTTCCTTGGAATCTTGGCCCCACTCTTGCGGGCTTGCTCGAGCGAAGCGGCCACCGCCTGTTTCTGACTATGGCCGTGCTTTACCATCTCGGATATGTTGCTCCCGATTGTTTTCTGAGACGTACCTTTTTTGAGCGGAATAGCGTTACCCCTCCCTTTCTATAATCCGTACACCCTGATAATATCGTGCTTTGCCCAGACCTGAAACACCCAGGCCGGGATTGCGCCGTCCCCCTTGATCTTACAATCATGCGACGGCCACCCTAAGACTTGTGCCCTAGTTAACGTGACCTGCGCCAATACTTCAGGATCTGCCATAAACTCCTTTAGGCTATCGTCAACTTAACCGCCGTCGCTTGCCCGGTGAGCTTAATCTTCTGGAACCAGGACGCCTTATACTTGTCGCTCGAAGTATCCTCATCGCGCCAGCTACGAATCCGGGTAAACCGCCCAGCAGTATTGACAAACGTCTTCATGAAGCTCGTGTCGTATTGGCTCGGGCCATCTTGACCAAAGAAGATGATGCAATCACTGAAAACCCCGCCTTCGTACAACGCACCCTGGTTAATTTTCGCCTGCATCGGCACGTTCCACAGTTGCACGGTGTTCTCCGGAGTGACCGCCTGCACCAGCACGCCCTGGAACCGGCCGCGCACATTCGGATTGTTTTGATATTTGACCCAAGCGCCGCTGTCAAAGTAGATCCGGTTCGGCACAATCCCGTAGTTGTCCGCGATGTATTTGCAAACCAGGTTGATGTCGTTGACCGGATCGTTGGTCGTGGTGCTCCAAGCACCGCCGCTAAATGGAGCAGGAATTTGGTTAGCGCCACTGCCAACCGTAAACGCTGTCAAGGTCCGCGCCTGCGCCAACACCAGATAGAGGTTGTTGTTCATCGCGGTGTTGACCAGATCGGTCATCTTGCGCTGTTCCAGTACGCTGATATTAGCTGGATTGTTCTCCCGCTCCTGATCATCAATAAACGTCGCTAAGCTGTACTCAACGTTGATATCCTGGAGATCGTTAACACTTAGGTGCAACATCTTCGAGGGTCCACCGATGGCACGGCGCATGTCGATCGCCGTAAAAGCGTTGCCGAGCCCATAGTCCTTGTAATGATAGATCCCGCCGCCCACCACTACTTCCGGCGCCAAAAAAGAGCCGATCGAGTTCTTGCGCTCATAATCAGCCACTACACCTTGGCTAAAGGTTAATAACTGCAAATGGTCTTTAGTCATATAATTTGTTCCTTATTACTTAGTGCCAAGCTCCCTAAAATAAGAAGAAGGCGATCTCGAGATTGCCGAGCGAATCCTTCTGCGGACTGACCACCCAGCCGACCTCTTTACCGGCTGTTACCGTCGTCGTTACCTGGCTAAAGGTCGTTTGGTCTTGATTGACGATTGTGATTTGGGTACCATACTTATGGTGTAGCCACCTTTTACACCAACCGACACGTTTAACGTATCGGGATCGGCATCACTTAAAGCGACCCCAACGACGCGATCACCAACCACGCCCGCCACTTTGGCGGTATGGCTGGCGGTATCAATCGTGACCAGCTGGCCACGAAGAATCGTCACAGCAGCCGAGGCAATCGGTATCGATACAATCCCCGGCACTTTGACTAAAGTTCCAACTGTTGACATATTTTATTTTTCTATTGTTAGGAGTGTTAATTTTTATGCTTCGACCGGGAAGACATCCGGGTGCTCCCGCTTAGCTTTATTGAAAGCATCCGTATAGCTCAAATTCGGATGCGCCTCTTGGATTTCATGAATCGCCAGATGCTGGGCCTGGATCAAGTCCGCCTCGCTCTGGCCTTGAGCCACCTTCTTGGTATCGCTCACCTTAACGTCGATCATTTTTTGCAGGACCGGCGCAGGATGCAGCGTAGCCAGCGCTTTCTTGGCCTGTTCCGGGTTAGCGGTAAGTTGCGCCGTCCAGAAATCAATTGCCGATTGCTCTTTGGCTGGGATCTTGCCCTCGGCAATTGCCGCTTGCACAATCGAGAGCGCTTCAGCCTTCTGTACCTCGATCGCCTTGGCCGCCAGCGCCGTGTTCTCGCTTATCAGCCGCGCGTTAGCCGCTTGCACGGTCGCCAACGCCTCGTGCATCCCGGTGACCGCGCCGACGATGAACTCCTCGTCCGCGTCCACCGCTTGCTCGGCGGTGATCACCTCAAGCTCAACTAATTTATCTGTCAATTTTACCATTTGTTTTTCTCTTTCATCGTCGTCATCCGCCGACGCTGCGATTTTCATTCCACTAAGTCTAAAGGCTGGATTATTGGTGAGACTTCCGATCTCGCCGGTATCCGGAAGGCCAGCTACCTCTCCCTTGTCACTGAGTAAGAACGTCGGCGAAAAATAGGAATGCCCTCGACCCTTCACCGCTTCTTCACCCGGCTTTGTCCAATCCACTTCCAGAATCACCCCGCGTTCCTGGTCCCATTTGAACTCTTTTGGAATAAAGGATGCTGCACCAGGGCGATGATCAAACCCAGCATAGGGGCGGATCGGATCGACCAACCGTTGCGCGAGATCGCGTTGCAGGGTGGCCGCCACCTCAGAATTGACTTTAACGGCTACCTTTCTGCTTTTGCCGTTCACGACCGGATTGATATGCCAGTCACCAGGCCCAGGCATGTAGATGATCTCGGCTGGCGTTTCGCCCTCCAGATCGATTGACGCCGCGCTCACCAGCGCGCTCTCGGTCTTGTCGCCGTCGTCCGAAAAGTCGATGCCGTACTTTTTGCCAGCCGCCTTGATCCGGCCCTTCATCGTCGCTACGTCCGAACTCGAATACTTTGCGGCATTCTTCGGCATATTGATATAGCTCCACGCCGCGCGCACATGCGTTTCCGAGTCGAGCGGGTACTTCTTATTGACCGGGTCAGCATACTTGACGTCACCGTACTTGGACTGGCCCTCTTTCGGGCTAACATCCTCGCGTTTCTCGATTGCCTGAATAATTTTCATTTCTTAACCTTGCTTTTGATTGATTCGGCGTGGAGCGCCGGTAACACCTTCTCGGGCATCTCCTCCTCCAAAAATTCAAGCACCGCCGAGAGCGCATCGCCTAAAGCTAAGCAAGCGCCGTAAGTGTCGCCGTGGTCAATGTCGCTCGCAGCCTTTTGGACCTGGGCCCGGATATTGAAAAGCTTTTCAGAGCGCGTCATCATTTATTTAAAAGGTTTAACCGAGCAACCCGAGGCGATGTTTTCAATCCCACGGGCCAACTTTGGGATATCTCGATCATTTGATGAGTTCGGGATTAACGGACCCATCGCCCCATCCACGGCTGCTCGGTTAAGATCGTTCATTGGTTTTCAGCGAATTTTTAAATCGGCTCGCACCTCGCGAGACCGTTTAGTGAAATCAACTCGTTTTAAAAGCTCTTCGACGCTGAGCCCCATCTCTGCGAGCAGTTGATCGGTGATCACCAAATCGCCAATGTGCGTTTCGCAACGCAACGGATCATAGATAACTGTCTGATTCATCGTTTAAACAAGCCTTTCAACCACTGCTGGATCTGTGGCCACGTTTTCAAGATCGGCATCATGGCGGTCGCCTTCTGGACTTGGGCCCGGATATTGAAAAGCTTTTCAGCGCGCGTCATCATGCTGATTCGTTCCTTGCAATTGCTGCATTGGCCCACATCACAACCTCCTCGAGCTTAGTAAACGCAATCGCTTGCTCCCGGCTCTCGGGCGTCATATCTGTTATGACTTGCGCCAGATGTGCGGCCTCCGTCCGAATTGGTCCTTGGTAAAAAAGTTAACCGAGCAACCCGAGGCGATGTCTTCAATCCCACGAGCCAACCTTGGGATACATCGATCTAATGATGAGTTTGGAATTAACGGACCCATCGCCCCATCGGCGGCTGCTCGGTTAAGATCGTTCATTGGTTAAAGATTCCCCTTTACTCTAATCGTTCAATTCGCTGGGATGCTGCTCTTTATCGCTAGGCTTCTTTCGCTGCTGCTCTATAAGCCACGCTAAAATCAGAGCATAATCTGGGTAACTTGGATCCAATTCAACCCAGCCGCCCCCGGCCACGCCAGCCGGCCCCCCGGCCACGCCAGCCGGCCCCCCGGCCACGCCAGCCGGCCCCCCGGCCCTTTTCGGAACCATTACCTTCCCATTTATTAACTTTAACGCTTTTCTTTGTACTAGATTTTTTATCCAGATAAAATCCGGTTTCTCTTCTTTGGGTCTCTCAGGTTGTACCTCTCCAATTGCCGGTTTCTCCCCGATCGGTTCCCGTTTAAAAATTCCTTTGAGCCATTGCTGGATCTGTGGCCACGTCTTCAAGACCGGCATCACGCTCGAGCGGCAGTTGTACTTGATCGGCGGGAAATCCGGAAACTCGAGCTCGTGGCCGATCGGCTTCAGATCCGGGTACGTCCATCGTTTTCCATTGAGCGCCACGCACTCAGGCGTGGTCCGATCGTCGATGATAGATTTCCATTTCACCCCCTTAATCGTCGCGGCGTTTTCCCGGAAATATTGGGCGGTATCATGCGACATGGCCGCCTCGGCTGCCGACCGGTCCAACTGCTTTGGCTTAAGCACCGTCGTTCCGCCGCCTTCCCGCCGCGCCTCGACATGCTCCAAAAACCTTAAGACCTCGCCCGGTTCCGGTTCCTCGCCGTAATTGAGCGCAAAACTCACCTTGCGAGCCGGAACAGCGCCTCCAACCGCGCCTTCGCCATCACCATCAAAAGCAGGATCGCAACAGTCACTGTCCTCAAGCCCAGCAGCGCCCACACGCTCCACGATATTAGGCTTAGCCCCTGGCTCCTTGCTTCCGTTAGGCGCTCCAGCCGGTTCTGGTCGGGTACCGACCGGTTGGGCCGAAGATCCGAACGGGATAGCAGGCGGTTGCGGTGCCGCGGGTGGCTCGTAAACATCGTCGTCATCCTCCGGTGGCGTAAACTCGATCCGTTTATAGAGCTCCTTGTTTAAGACCGGAATTTTCATCTGGTTAAACAAGATGTTGTAAGCCTGGGCCAGGTTGAATAGATCGATTGGGCTATTGACCACCGGCTCAAGCGTCGGCAACTCAGTCGCCTCGCCGAAATTGTAAATGACAATCCCCGGAATGATCTGGGTCGTGATGATCTTAGCCGCGTATTTGGCCGCCGATTCCATCACCTCGTCCATCACCTTGCGGTGCACGGTGCCCAGCGCACGGTTGCCGCCAGATTCGCGCACCTCCGTCGTCAGCGTCTGGCCCAGCAGCATAATGTCACAGACCTTGTCAGCCTCATCGAGCAGCCGCTCTTGCGGTAGGTGGCCGCTCGTACCCCCGGCTGCGCTCGTTATACTGACCTCAGTGCCTTTCGGGTAAACGCCCCAGGTCGCCGCCGCGCTCTGGCGCATCATCTGGACCAGCTTCTGATACACGATATCGTCGCCTGGCTGGTAGTACGCTATCCGGTTCGGAATCCCGAAGAGCTGCGCGTAGGTCATGAACCATTCGAGCCCGAACCGGCTGGCGATCCACCAGGCGGTCAGGGTGCGCATCGGTGCCGTAAACACCGGGTGGTTGGCGTGACTCTGCTTGATGCAGACCAGGAACTTGTACGGCGGAAAATCCACTAACTGGGTGCCGCCCAGCATTCCGGACGGGTTAAGCATCAGCCGGTCAACGTCATCCAAAACATAAGGATATCGGTAGTAGCGGGCGGGTAGCCACCGCGTACACTGCGGCATAATCCCGCCGTCGCGCTGTTCCCAGTACACCTCCATCACGGTAAACCCGGCCACAATCGAGTCGATAATATCTTCCAGGGTCTCCTTGAAATCGTGCTGCTGGAACGCGACATCGCCATGCATCCCAAAGAGCGCCGTCTTAACGAAATCGGCTTTCTCGAGCGCACTCGGCGTCGGATCGTTATCGGCCTCGGCGTAAGGCGTAACCGCAAACTCCATGCCCGAAACCGACTGCTTAAGCTTGCCCAGGTTGGTCTGGAGCCGTGGCCAGGTATCCACCATCAGGCTCCAGAGCTGATCCTGCCAGTACAGATCGCCGACGATTGCCGAATACAGGATGCCTTCAACATCGTTCGGAAACAGGCGCCGCTTGAGTTCGCGAAGTAAACGATCCTGAACCTCGACCTGAATGAGCGGCTCGGTCACGGGCGTAGTCGCCGTATCCGGAACGATCGCTTCGGGCTTGGTAGTATCAACGACCTGTGGGTTCTCAGCCATTCGCTGCCTGTTCTTATGCGCTTTCCTTGATCTCTTCGCGCACAGCGATCTGCCGGGCTTCGATGCGCTCCAAGCGCTCGATAATATCGGAGAGTATAGCTAGAATTTCTTGGTCGTTCATTTTAGCTAGTGGGTGAGTTGTGGCGCACCTAAATGCACGCCGGCCAACGGCAAAAACAAAAAGATCAGGCTCAAGACCACAATGACCACACAGACCACCAATACAACCTTGAGAATCGGCGTTGGCGCAAATTGCGAGACGACCCAGTACAGCAGGCAAACCACGATCACTAAGACTAGCCATTGGATAAGCGCAAGCATCATCGGGCACTCTCCGAAAAAGGTGGACGTGCTCTAATGTGCTCTAAGCTCTGCTCGATTGCCTGGTTGCCACCCACCCACTCAATCGCGCCTTGGAGCGGATCGTTACAGGAAACACATTCCATCATAAGCGGTCCCCACACGTGGCCGCATTTAGGGCAAATCCAACCGGTCTGGCCGTTAAAAAGCATTTCGTTCATAGGTTTTTCGCGATCTCCTTGAGTCGAGCCAAACCGCCCCAGGCCTTGACCAGAGTGTTGGCCACATCGAACCAGACCTTGGGCGGTTTCCATGAAGCTACGCTTCCAGGAAACACTAAATAGGCGATCGTCTTGGTCACCGTCCCGCCTTTCTTGGGATTGTTGTCGATTGAGAGCGCTGTCGCCATCCGCATCGATATCTCGCCGATCTTGGTCGAGGGTCCCACGTCGGCATAGATCCCGTAACAGTTGTCGCTGGTTGCGGTGTTCAAGACCAGCGCAACGTCACCCAGTTTGGCGCCGCAGGCGTGATTGCCCGGCATCACCAGGAACGGGATTGAGGCAGAGTCAATGTAACGGTACTGCGAATCTTCGGTGTAGCCCGGATTAAAGTGCGCCGTCGCACAGACGTACATCCCCGGATAGGGATCATAGATCTGCTGGGTCAACGGCTTGCCGTCCTTGCCGACCGGCCCGCCCCACCATTTGCCGCCTTGATCATCGCCGCCGTTAGCCGTGTAATCGATCCCCGAATTGTTCGGGCCGTAACAGTTGGCCGCCCCGTCTGCGTTGATCGCCGCCCCGGCCTTGAACACAAAACTCTTCGGCTCACCCGCGACCAAGTAAATCAGGACGCTGGCAACCGAGTCGATCTTGGTTAAATCGTTAATCAAAACTCAAACCCAGTAAAATAGGAGATCAGATAGAGCAGAAGGAACAGAGCGCCCAAGGCCGCCGTGACCAGAAAACAGCCAACCAATATCGGATGATAATCAAGATATCTAGTCATCCGAAAAAGCCCTCTCCCGGTTCCGTGCTGGTAAAGTCCAAATCATCACGCTGGAAGCCGCCACCGCTCGGCAGATAGATGCCTTTGAGCTGTTCGGCCGTAACCGCGCCCCGGTACGGGTTATAGAGCGCACCGAAGACGGCATCAGCTCGATCCGGCGACTCGACGCCGCGAGCGGATAGCTTTTTCTTCGGCTCAGCGATCAACCGACCTTTGGCATCATAATCGCGTCGACGCGCCGTGGCCTGATCAAAGAACGTCTTATCCTCGGGCAGGATCACTTCGCGCTTTTCAATCATCCTGGCGGCGTTGAACCAGGCCTCGCTGCCAAGGTTAGCGAAGTGCTCCGGATCACTGGCCTCTGATTCATTTCGAACCCGGATAACCTGGAAGCCGAGCTCGGCAATCTGGTCGATCATAACGGTGCCCAGGCCGCCATCGTCACCGTAGACCTGGCCCTGGTTCAAGCCCAGCCGTTCAAACTCGCGCCGGAACGCCCGCGCGGCCTGGACCGTATCGGTCTCACGCCAAGCCGCGCCAATATAGACACGGTTGCCGTCGGCGACTGCGATGACGTTCTCAGCACCGCCAGCAGCAAAGTCGCAGAAGGCTCGCAGCTGAGCGGGCTTGTGCGCTGGCGGCTCAGCCCAACAGGCGCGGATCCACTGCGGCTTAACAATTTTCGGGAAGGTTTCATCATCTGAGAATTCTGCTAAGTGCCGGCTGCGATACCACGGATCGCTCTCACCCCACATTTCCAGGTCGCGAGCCCTAGTTTCATCGGGGATATGCGGGCATTCGAAACTGCTGATCCGGATACCGTAATAAAATCTGCTCAACCGATTAAAACAATCGTAAAGCCTGCCGACAGGTCCGGCTGGCGAAGAAGCAATCAAGCGATACTGCGCGGTGCAGCGATCAGCCGCCGCAAAGATACCGTCATCGACACTCTTAGCCTCGTCGATGATGTACATGAGCGGCGCCTCAAGCGTGCCGTGAAAGCCTTCCGCGCGGCCAGGCTGATCAGTCGAGAACACGCTGATAAACCCGCCTTGCGATGACTCGATCCAGCCATCCAGCCAATTCCAGCCGAGGCTGGCTAGCCGTGGCCTAAACTCGTTAAGGGCCGGCAACAGTTGTTCCTGGATCTGTTGCCAGGAGCCGCTAGTCATTTTGCCGACTGCCTTGGGAAAGCTGAATAGCAACCACAGCAGGAGTGGCGCAATGACGCGCTTAGTTTTGCCGCTGGCGTTAGCGGCTAGGAGCGCAGTCGGGAGCCCTTGGCCGACGGCTTCCATGGCTTCGCCTTGCCAAGGGTAAATGCTCGTAATGCCCAG